CGCGTCCAGTTGCTTCTGGATGTCCTTCGGCAGCTCCACCTGCTCCTCCTTGGCCTTCTCCTCCCTGGGGGCCATGGCCTTCACCGCGGCGGTTGCGGCAGCGGTAGCGGCTTTGGTCACGGCGTCCTCGTTGGGCTCTCCAAGAAGCTCCGAGGCGGGAATGATCCTGTCCGGGACCTTGGTCTTCTTGACCGGCTTCTTCTCAGGCTCGGCCGGCTTCTCTGGAGCCTTCTCAGCCTTCTCCTCAGCCTTCACTGGAGCTGGGTCCGGCTGCTTTGCCTCGGGCGTTTCCGTAGGCTTCTCGGGCTCCTTGTCTGCCGGGCCAATGCCTTGGAGCAGCTTGCTCATGATGTCCCTGGCCTTCTCGGCCTTTACCTGATCTTCGGCTGTTGGCTTGGCCTCCGTCGCTTTGTTGTCGCTCATGGAACTGGAATGTAAATCTCTACTGCCTTCTCTTTGCTGCTAACGTGCTCCCGCAACCTATTGAACTCAAGCAGAAGCGACCGGAGCATGGCTGCCTCGGAAAGCTTCTCGGTAGCGCTGGCCGGGATCTGCTCCTTGGCTATGGAGCCTCTCAGGTCGGCTTGAGCGATCTGGATGGCCTCGTGCTCCAGGTAATCCGCTCTGGATGAGATGATTCGGATGAAGGCGTCCGCCTGAGGCTTGTGAGCCCACTGGATCAGCTTATCCCGATCGTCGCCCTCGATCAGCTTCCTCTCGAAGTTCATCCAACGTAGGGGGCGGGCTGGCCGTTCAGGCGACTGTCAGCGGGCATTGGGATCCCCCCATCCACTGGCGCCCCGGGCTGCGGGATGAAGTTCTTCACAAGCTTGTCGATGGCCGCTCCGAGCGCCCCGATTGCCTGATTGTCGGCGATGACCTGCTGGTTCATTGCCCCTTGAGCTTGCCCAATGGCAGCCACTTCCTGCTGCATCTTGGCCACCGGAGCCCCGAGCTGGTCCGTGATGGCCTGGGCAAACGGCTGAAGCTCCGCCTGCACCAATGCTCGCACGTTGTTCACAAAGGCCTCCTGCTCCGCCTGAGCCTGCTCCGGGTTGGGCTTCTGCATGGTGGACATCTTCGCCTTGAAGTCGGGTGGCACCCCAAACATCGTGGCGATCTGGTTGAACATGTCCATGATCGGGTCGAGGCCGATCTGCTGGACGATCTGCGGCACCATCATCCGGTCCACAAACGTCAGCATGAGCTGGGCTGCCTGGGGTTCATTGATGCGGGATGCCCCCTCGCGCTCGCTGGAGAACTCCTCCACGGACATGGCGCCCTTGGGGCCGGTGACCCCGTAGGCTGCCCCACCCTCTTCCTCAAGCTTGAAGCCAGCGTCCTCCAGGGCCTTCCTCCCACCCTCGCTGAGGTCTGCCACCTGCACGGCGATCTCGTCGCTCCCGTGGGCAGCAAAGGCGTTGTAGATGGCCTTCTTGAAGGCGTGAAGAGCCGGGTCGATCGCGGAGGCGGTGAACCCCATGCGGACCGTGGTGTTGGCAGCCACGATGGAGGTCTCGGTGGCCGACTGCTGGTGGGTGGCTTGGGAGCCTACCTCCTGCGCAGAGAAGCCAAGGACGCGCTCCAGGATCCCAAGCACCGTGTTGATGGCGCCGATGAGTTCGGTGGTGTTCTGCTGCTGGAGGGTGATCGGGGTGAAGGCGTCCTTCATGTCCCCTTGCTGGCGGCGGAGGTCCTTCCCGGAGAACCGCAGGAACTCCATTCCGCGGAGCATGTTCTCGGCTCCGTTCTGCACCTTCTTCTCGAAGTCCTTGTCCACGAGGTCGCCGTCCACGGCAACGATGCGGATCAGGTTCTTCTTCACCGCGAGGATGTACTGGCTGAGCAGGTTGCCGAGATGGTCTTGGAACGGGAGGAGTTCGAGGGCGAGCGAGCTGTTGAAGGTGCGGTTCTCGTCGTGCTCGTAGAGGAAGGCGTTCACTGGGCAGTAGGCCATCGGCTCAGCGAAGATCACTGTGCGGTCGCCTGCGTAGACGAAGCGCATCCAGACCGGGTGCTCGTAGGTGCCGAGGCCCCAGTTCTTCGGGACCAGCTTGTGGAACATGACCGTGATGTCCACGCCGTAGTCCCGGGCGCTCTTGGCGTCAGTGCCGGCCGAGGTGTGGTACTGGAAGGACTTCCACTCCCGGTCGGACTCGTTGCTGGTGGTGAAGCTGGGGAACTTGGCAACACAGGGATGGATCTCCTGATAGTAGCTCCAGAGGTCCTTGTTGCGCCACCCCGGGCTCTTGATGCCGACGGCATCCTTGTTCCAGAAGAGAGGGTTATCCTCAATCTCGCCCCAGCGGTGCATGGACCAGTAGCCCGCGTACTCGCAGCCGGTGTCCGAGTTGACCGTGTGCAGCGGGTGGGAACGATCGTAGAACACCCGGGATGGATGAGGGCGGTACCAGCGCACACCCTCCTTGACCACCTTCTCGGAACCTTTGATGACCTGCTTCTCCCGGTAGTATTGCTCCAGGGGAAAGTTCAAGGACTCCGAGTACATGAGCATGCCCTTGATGGACTGCTTCACGTCCTCCCGGTAGCCCATGTCCGAGGCCATGCGCTGCATGCGGGCGGTGATCACCCGGCACAAGGCCATGTCCTTTTGGGTAAGCCGATTCGGCTCGTACTTCAACAGAGGGTAGACATCCCGGTCGCCGAACAACTTGGCCCACCGGATCTTCACGTAGGCCTGGACCAGTGGGAGGAAGATGTTGAAGAAGGTGGGGAGGGAGAGCTTCTTGCCTGGCTGCCCAGCGTTCTGCTGGCCATTGCGGCTGGTTCCTGGGACAAGGCCTGCCTCTGTGGCGGCGATGTCCGTGAGCATGGAGTCCAGCCCCCAGTCCTTGGCCATGTTCTCCAGCTCCTTGCCGCCGACGTTCCGGTCGATCAGGTCCCGGACGAGGGTGAAGGAGATCTGGTTCTGGCTGGCCTCGTAGGCCTTGTCGATGGCGTGGTAGATCCGCGCATCCTTGAGACAGCGGGTGATGCCGTTGTCCAGTCGGTTGGCGTGTAGCTCGATCAGCTTGTTGACCTGCTTACCGGCATCCGTCTTGTCGCGGTCGTCCGTAGACTTCTCGAAGATGGCCTGGAGATCCTTCTGGTCGAGCCCTGTGGACTTCAGATGGTCGATGTCTACGTACATGGTGGCAATACTTGCGTTGGGAGCGTTGTAGAGGCAACCCATTCCCGATAGGCGGCCATCTGGGATGGGAGGAGGTGGATGGCGAGTTCCACTTTCAGGACCGGCCGGGGTTTGATGCCTGGGGCTACGTGCATGGTCACAGGCATCTCCTCCTCGTGGGATACCAGCACTAGCCGGCCGTCATCCCGAAGCTCCCTCCGTTGCGGCTTCAAGGACAGCAGCAGGCCCACCCGCCCCTCTGGATCCATGACGATGCGGGCGTTTCGGTGGGCAGCCCCCTTCGACACCAGCCGGTCTAGCAGGATCTCCAGCGGCTTGTCGTCCTCCTCCAGCTGGGATGGCTTACGCTTCCTCGCCCTCATCCTCAGAGTCCTCGGCCATCGGCTTTCCCTTCACGAGGTTGCCGACAGCCACGATGTCGAAGCTGACCTCGGTCAACCCGTGCTCCGCGGATTCTCGAATGGAGTTGATGCGGATCTTCATGGGGGCCTCGAAGGTGTCCCCGGCCCTGATCGGGGTCTTCCCGAAGATTGCTGTGACAGCCTCCGGAGAGTAGATCGACACCGATGGGTACCGCTCCTCGCTGTCGTCGTGCTCCTTGCAGCATGGGGTGGCCATGCCTCCCTCATCTTTGTAAGCGCAGTCCTTCATGGCTTGAGGTGGTAGCGATTTCCGTGTAATGATCAAGCGCAATGGCTGGCGACTGGAAGGATCCTTGGGTTCAAGTGAATGGGGTTTGGTACCCCAGCAAGGCTCCCAGGCAACAGGAGGTTTTTGACTGCGGCCATCGCTACACCCTCGTTCACGGCCCCCGGCAGTGCGGGAAGTCTGTGGGTATCCAGGACAAGATCATGCGGATCCTGGTGCAGACCGACAACGCCTCCGTGGCTGTGGTCAGCAGGACGGCGAAGAACGGGCGCCAAGGAGCCTGGAAGGCCCTCACCGGGGACATCTACCGGAAGTGGCGGAACAAGGGGATGACCCGGTGGACGGTGGAGCCCAAGCAAGAGGGTGACACGAAGATGCCCATGTTTCGGGTGGCCAACCAGTTTGGTGGGGAGAGTGAGTGTCAGCTTCACTCCATCAACCACGACGACAATGTGGAGGAGTTCTACAAAGACAGCTTCTTCTCCCACATTTACATGATCGAGGCCGACCGCTTCGACATCAAGACGTTCATGACCCTGAAGATGTGTCTGCGGCACACCTCCATCCCGTGGGAGGAGCAGCAGTTCATCCTGGACACAAACCCCCCGGAGGAAGGTGAGGATCACTGGCTGCACGACATCTTCTTCAAGGCGAAGGGCGAGACCGACATTGAGGAGTGGAAGCGCCTCTACCGGACGATCGGGTTCACCATCGACGACAACCCCTACCTGACGGAGATGCAGCGGCGGGAGATCTACCGCACCTACCAGTCGGATCCGGTGAAGCTGAAGCGCTACTGGCACGGGATGTGGATCAAGGACGCTGGGGAGAGCGCCTTCGCCGACGTGTTCCAGCCGTCCACCCATACCATCGGGGAGTGGGAGCCGGCGAAGAAGCTGGAGGAGATGGCTCTGCTACGGCCGGCGAAGGGCGCCTACGTGATCGACGTGGGCCTGGACATCGGTGACGTGAACACAGCCATCATCTTCGGCTGCCCACAGGTGGATGACGACCAGTTCATCCAGTACCACATCATTGACGAGCTGGTGTACCTGAAGAGCAAGGTGAACGTGGATGACGTGACGGACGACATCCTTCACATGATGGACTACTGGAACTCCTACTTCACCGGCTTCCTGAAGCAGAAGGCTCCCATGTGGCGCTTCTGGTCCGACCCATCCTCCCTACGCTACCGCCAGTCCATCGGGGGCACAGAGGCGCAGTTGGTTGAGCTGAAGTCCCGCGGTCGGATCCGCATGGAGGGGGTGTACAAGGCTCCGGGCACTGTAGCCAAGCGGCTGGATCTGTTGAGGCGGATGCTGCACGAGGAGCGGATCTACTTCTCCGCAAAGTGCCAGGGGACCATCCAGATGCTGCGGTCCCTCCGGAAGGGGAAGACGCAGACCGCCATCGTGGACCGGGACAGCGAGTACAAGCACTGCTTCGACGCCCTTACCTACATGCTCCAGGGTGGGATGCCGGAGGAGATCGCTTTTGCCTCAGGCCCATCCACCGGGGCTGTGGGTACGTTTTCGCTCACTCTGTAGTTGATCTGCGTAGCGATTTATGTAGGTTGCATACCGTCATGAGCAAGAGACAAAAGCGGCATCTCGGCAATCACATGGTCGGCTCCGAGGAGTGGAGGTGCTACATCGAGGATAACCATGTGGTGGTCCACCAGTTCGGCAAGCCCCGGTTCATCAAGGCCCTACCACTGGACAAGGTGGTGGAGCATGTGAGCCAGAATGGCGCTGAATCCATCAAGTCCAAGTCATTCCCGCATCCTGAGTTCGGCTTCATCCAATGACGTTCTTCTCCACCTCGGACATCCAGCTCTTCCACACCCGATCCTCGCAGTACCAGGTGCCGTTCTTCTGCCAGCGGGTGAACGTGGACGGCATCACTGATGGGTGGCATATCAAGCCGGCCGTGTCGCTGAAGCCGTCACTGGCCCGCACGCTTGCCGTGGAGCTGGACGCTTGCGCTGCCTGGAAGACTGTCTATGGGCACGTCCTGCTGGATGAGGTGTTTCGATCCCAGTTCACCCTCTGCGAGGGGGTCACCCCGCAGTTCTGGTTTCGCAAGGACGGCGAGAAGGTGGAGTCTTTGGCTGAGGAGGTCGAGGAGGCGAAGGAGTCGTGGAACCCTGTGACGCCGGCTCCGTCGTCGAAGAAGTCGTTCGTGATAGACCTGCAAAAGAAGACGGCCATTGATGACCTGTCGGTGCTGAAGGCCCTCTGGAACGCCATCTGCAACCACATGGCCTACTGGCTTATTGTGGAGCAGCGGGAGATCGACTTCGGGTGGTTCAAGCTCCACGCCTTTCCTGTGAGGGGTAACTGGAAGCAGGTGATGCTGGCGAAGCATCCAGGCCTGCGGACTGCCGCCAGGCTTACCGGGGATGACCGGGACGAGTTCCTGACGGTTCAAGGTGTGAAGCAATCGCTCCAACAGACGGACCTGATCGCCCTCAAGGGGGATGCCCATGAGAAGCATGTGGACTGGTCCATCGAAGTGGAGCCAACTGAAAGCTGGGATCAATATGTTGCAGCAGCCGAAAGACAGCGGAGATCGGAGTGTGGAGACGGGGACCTCTACGTCAACTGGTGGGGGGAAGTGTGGGGGCGCCTGCGGGAGTCGGCCATCGGGGCGCTGCTGCGGTTCGCCTCCCAGTCTGCCGTCCCTGCTGCTACAGTGGGGAAGGGTGGCGCCCGTAGTCGCTCGGGCTTTGTGGAGTACCTACAGCCTGGAACCGTTCTGCCGGTCGATGTGGACCGGGTTGATGTCCTCGGTCCTGGCGATGACTGCGAGGTGGCGGTACGAAAGCCGAGCGGCCAATCAGTTGGCTACAGAAAGACTCCGGGTGTGCGTGGAATGCCCGTTCTTCAACTCCCACTACCAAACGTGCGGAACACCCGGACTACTCCACCCAACGGATGATGGACTCATCCAGGTAGGATGTTGGTGCTTTCTCCCGCTGGCTGCGCTGGACCCTGAGAAGGCGTGTTGGGCGCGGGAAGCTGGGCTTGGTGTTGGCTGGCCTGAAGATGAGCCATGGCCGCCTCGACGTAGACTGCTGCGTCCAAAAGCTCCTGCTGTAGGTGGATCAGCCAGCCAATCAGATCGACATCCTTCCGCTCGGTTGTGACGCCGTACTTCCTGAGGCCAATCTCGGACCTCAGGAGGAGCTTCTGGCGGACGGCCTCCACGTTCTTGTCAGGGCTTCTCAGATCTTCCATATCCGGATGACTGTTTCTTCTGGCTCGCCTTTTCCAACCTTCTCTTGCGTGACGACTCCTTGCGACGCTGCTTCCGTGTCGTCTGGAAGTGCTCCAGCGTAGACGAGAGCGTCCTCAACGTACTTGGATCCGCCGTAAAGGTTTGCCCTGGGGTCGATGAGCTTCTTTCGGCGGCTCGTAATGCTGACAAAACAGCGTCCTGATCCCGATGCTTCAGCTTGTCCCTGGCCCACGGGTTCAGGTTGAGGATTCGGTTCAGGGACTCGATCCTGTGGTTGGGGAGCCTTAGCTCGATCCACGGCGGCCCTTCTGGCAAGGAGTGCTGCAT